ATGATGCAGTACCACAAATACTCTTTGGCTGAGCTGGAAGAAATGATACCTTTCGAAAGAGAAGTATATGTCTTCATGCTAATTCAGTATCTAGAAGAAGAAAAGAAAAGAATAGAATCCAAAAAGAGGATGTAACAGATGGCAAAAAGACAAAGTAGGAATTCGGGTAAAGATCAACCTGTAATTCTTAATCAAACAATCTCACAATCAGTGAATGCGTGGGACAGCACAGCCTTTTCTAAACTACTATCAGAACAGGCTAAGGCTAACGAAACTGCCATCAAATCATTAGAATCCTCTATGGCTTCAGCTGGATCAAACCAGCAACAGTTGGCTGAACAAATTGCTCAGTCGGCTATGATGAAAGATATTAAAGAAGCATTGATTGCTCAGCTACAAGATAAACAGTTTAATGAAGCGAAAGTAGAAGCAATTAAACTTAAAGATGAAGAAAAGTTAAAGATTAAAGAATCAAACGATGCTTTAAAAGAAAACCTCAACCTTCGTAAAGAAGAATCTAAAGCAATAGCCAACATAGCCAAAGGAATGGAAACATTCAAGACTATGGGCGATCGTTTGTCTGATACGAGCAAGAAACTGAAGGATAACTTCGGTTCAATGTCTGCTCTAAAGACTACTGCTCTAAAAGCATTTAATATTGGTGGTATCTTCAACAAGTCTATCGCTAAAGAGAAGTTTATTCAAACTCAGCGTAAACTTGGTTCTGGAGATGATCGCTCTACACTTTCTGGTAAATTTGAAACTGCAAATAGAGCAGCAAAAGATATTAAGAAAAATGAAGCAGAAATCTCTCAGTTGAAAAAAGATACTGGGATGTCGGAAAATGATTTGGCTAAACGAGGTGCAGGTAAAGATCTATTCGCCAAACGAGGTGCATTGACTGACACACTAGCAGGTGCAGATTTAAGAGCAGCTAGTATAAAATCTACTCCAACTGAACAACACGCTGAAGCTGGTGCTGATGAAGAACGAGCAATTGAGGCAGAAAAACACGCTAAAAAACAAGAAGATCTCTTTATTAAAATTGAGCAGAATACTCGTAATGATTCTCCAGCAATAAAAGCACAAGAAGCCAGTGGTGGTAAAGAAGGTGGTGGATTACTTGCTGGATTGATGAGTGGTGGTGCAGGTAAAGCATTAGATGGTATGAAGAAATTCGGTATCGGTCTTCTCGCTGTAGGTGCAGCATTGTATGTTGCTGCAGAAGCATTTAAGAATTTCGGAGAAGTAGCATGGGAAGATGTCGGCAAGGGTATGGTTGCTCTTGGTGGTTTAGTTATTGCTGCATTGGCTTTAGATAAAGTTAAAGGTAACATTATCGCTGGTGCTGCTGCACTAGGTGTTCTTGCTTTGGCAACATGGGCTATCGGTGAAGCACTTGGAACATTCGCAGATTTAGATTGGGAAACAATCGGTAAAGGAATGCTTGCTGTTGCTGGTCTTGGAGTTATTGGTGCTATTGCTGGAACTGCAGCACCATTAATTGCACTTGGTGGTGCAGCATTGTTAGTTATGGGTGGTGCACTTTATGTAATCGGTTCTGCAATGCAAGAAGTCGGTAAGGGATTTGCCGAAATGGCTGATGGTCTAGAGAAAATTGGTAAACTTGATGGATCAAATCTTCTACTAGTTGGCGCAGGGTTAGCATCCATTGGTGTTGGTATGGCTGCATTAGGTGTTGGTCAAGCAGTGGCTGGTGTTTCTAATCTTGTCACTGGATTCTTATCTGCAGCAACAGGACAAAAATCTCCAGTTGAACAGATTATGATGCTCGGTGAGAAGGGTGATTTAATTAACCAAGCAGGTACTGGAGTGATTAACATTGCCAAAGGTTTGGGAATGTTCTCTAGCGTAGATCCAGAAAAGATAAAAGCGATTGCGTCATTACCTATTGACAAAATTGCAGCGATGGGCTTGGCATTAAGACCAGCCAATGCAGTTGAAGGTGGATCTAGAGCAAATGCTGATAATGCAGCAACTGCTGGTGGTAAATCAAATAACACTAGCGTAGTAAATGCACCAGTGATGACTAATAACAAAACAACTCAAATTATTAAACCACAAATTCGAAATCAAGAGTCTTCAGTATCATCTTGGTTGAGACATAGAATGGCAATATAAAAAAGGGGTCGAATCGACCCCTTTTAAGTTCCTACTCTAAAGAATTAATCTTCTTTAGCAATCTTCTCGAAGTACGACATCACATCGTCATCATCTTCGTTCACTTCAGGCATCTTCGGTGCTGGTTTAGAAGCAATCTTAGGTGCTTGTGCTACTGGACGATCTTCATCTTCAGCGATCTGTGCAGCAGACTTGCTAGCAAAAGAATCACCAGATAAAACCTCATTTAGTTTCTTCTTCAACTCATCATAAGACTTGAAGTTCTTACGATCAGTAAACTCAGACAACTTAACCTGAGCAGAAGCGATCTTAACGATCTCCTCATCATCACCAATTGCAGCTGGCTCCATGAATGCAGACTCATCATAGTTTGCGTAACCATCTTTCTTACGCATACGGAGTTTGAAGTTAGCACCTTCCCAGAAGTCGAAAACATTGACTGGCTTTTCATCTTCAAAGGTTGGACGAGCCTTGTCCATAATCTTATCAAAGATTTTCTTACCAAACTTCCACAAGAACACTTTACCTTCATTCTCAGGATGCTTAGGATCAGACACAACCAAAACATTGGCAGTGAAACTTAGGCGACGCTTTTGTTTACGAGCGATCTCTTTGTTTGCTTCAGAACCAGAGTTCCAAAGAGTGGTGTTCAACTCACCGACAGGATCGTTTTCACCAAGAGTTGTTAGGGAGTTTTCGATATACCACTTCCCAGTTGGACCTTGGAAGCCATGTGAGAAGATACGAACCCATGGGAGTTCATCACCTTCTACACGAGGTAGAAATCGGAGTGTTGCTGTTCCGTTGCCAGCCTTGTCACCTTCGAGTCGCCAAAAGCGATCGTCTGTAAAAGACTTTTGTTCGGATTGAGGGTTTGCGACTTTTTCGAATGCAGAGCTAATTGCTCCAAAGTCAGAGTTACGCATTTTGCGTAGAGATTGAATGTCCATCGTATTTCCTTTATATTAAAAGTATTAATTTGTATTATCGTTTTGTATATGTTGAATCTGAATATCATCAGTTATTTCAATATCATCATCAAAGATGCCATCATCAAAATCAAGTTCTTCTTCAACATAACTATTTAGCGTTTTCATACCACCACCTTTTCCAGAACGCTTTCCAGAAAATTCGTTATCAGTTTTTTGTTTATTGTATGTCTTACCCATTGTATCACTCTGCAAGTTCTTCTTTAAAATGCTCGAAGATTTTACCTATCTTAATTCTATCGTATTTAACGAACCCAGTCAACTTTTTAATTCTTCGCAACTCATCTTCCCATATGTATCTTACAGAAGCATGGGTTGCCCATTCATCAAGTATGTCTATCTGGTCGTTTATGATATTTAGAGTTTCTATCGCAATTTTACCTCCAACAAATAAGTTTAGTGCCACGGGATATTCGTTTTCTGTAAACTGAAATATTGCAGTTGGTTTTAACTTGTTCACTTCAGCATAGGTTAATAGAGTCGCTAAGTCATCCACGAAAATCTTAGTCATAGACTGCTTTCGTTTCTGCCATTGCAAGTAATTATCGTCTGCTTCTTGTCCAGCATAAATCGCTTGGTCGTTACCATACGCAAAGTTCGCCACAAAGAACTGGATGATGTCTTTATCATCTTGTCGTTTGCTTGCTAACTTCTCGAATATGTATCTGTCATTCCGAGCATTAAATGCTTCACGAGTACCACGAACATTACCTCTGTTCTCGAAGACATTGAATCTGTCGGTGGTGAAGTGAAGTTTAATTGCTAGGTAATAACGATATGCCTTAAATCCATCCATTACACATCCAGTTGTGCTTGCTTTGGTAAGTAGTTCAAATCACGAAAATTCATTTCAATCTTATCTTTCAGAGATCTATTAATCAGCTTCGATACATCTTCTGGTTCAAGATAGTTTTCTTTACAATATTCAAGAACAGCATCCATATATGTCATTTTACTATTACGAACCATTTCTTCTATATGAAGAGAAAATTCGTTTGCAGTTTTAAACATATCATTCTTTGCTAATCCAGTACTGAGTTGTTCTAAGTTCATGGTTTACCTTTTCGTATTCTTTGAGTTTATTTTTATAAAGTTTCCATACAGGGGTATCTGTTCTATCAGGATCCATCTGTCGTTCAAACTTCTCAAGGAACATAGAGAAGAATTTATCTAATTTCATTTTTTGGACTTGTAAGTCACTATACTTCTCAATCAGTGTCATGATATATTATACCTTATTTGTTATTGCAAGACAAGTTAATTAAATTACCACCATAGAATGCAACATCCATGATGAGTGCGTCATTTTCATTTCGCAACTTGTCAATCTGTGCTTTCAATGTTTCTATTTCTTCATAGTGTCGTTTACGGAGAAGTTCAATCTGTCCTTCTTTTTCAGAACACTTAACGCAAAATTCGAACATCACATTCCCCTAATATGATCAATTACCATTTTGGCATCTTTGTAGCCTGATGCTTCAACAGCTTGTTCAAGATAGTCTGATGCAATTTCAGTTAGTCGTTTTGATTGCATCTTAATTAACATCTCATTAGATAACTCAGCGAATTCTTGGTCAGACGAACCATCATCATAAACATTTTCCCATGTTCCGTCTTTGCGCAGTCTAATTTTCATTATGTGTTTCATTACTCATTTATCCTCTCCTCATAGTGGCGATATCTCGTGCTTGTTCATCAGAGAAGACTGGAATTGCATTAGACTTGTGCATCGTACCAATACCTTTAATGGCAGAGCCTGTATAAACAGGGTTTGGTTTCTTGTAACAAGGTGCACCAGTAAATGGAAGACTCGGATGCTTAGGTGTCTCACGACAAGCAGATTTTCCGAGTGAGTATACCTCACTGAGTTGTTGCTTTGGTTTAGCAACAGTCTTTGTGGGATACTTCTTTAACATGGCTTCCCATGATGCTTTCAACTGTCGTTGCTTTGCAGTCGGTTTCTTCTTCTTAGATTTTCCAAGTGATGTATGTAGCATTTGCATAATATAATTATACCTCAAATAAAGTTGCAAGTCAATGGTTATTTTTCACCATATCAATAATCTGATCTGCAGTTACAGTATTCAAATCAATAGTCATATTCTTAGATCTAACCCAGTCAGCTACCCCAGCAATTATTAAAGCAAAAAACTTTTCCTGTGGTTCTAATTCATACTTTCGTTCATTCCAAACTACTTTATCGTGAACACCCATTTCGTTAATTGGTATAGGACACTTCATCATACAACGAATCCTGTGGTATCTTTCTTTGCTTTACCCTTTGCTTTCAATCCAACAATAACACCCTTTGGATCTAAGAAGCGGAGATCTGTCTCGTCGCCATTGATAACTGTACGACCGAGATATGTATCTGGCACTTTGTGAAATACAGCTGCAACATTCATGCCATTTGATAACGCAAGACGAACATCCATATCATTACCATCTGCCTTAGAGAAAGTCAGGTGATAGTTAGGAATGTGCTTTACTTTGCGATTGTTAATTTTAGTGTAGTCGTAAAATTGGACTTCTGGGAACATTTGGAAAATGTTCTTGCCGTTTGCAACTTCATACTTCTCCCATGAGAGATCTGAAGTACCATTCAAACGAAAGACTGGAATCAGTCCTTGCTTTTCTGCTTTGTTTTTTGTTTTGATAATCTCAACAGTCAACTCATTGAGGAATGCTTGACGATTTTCGAAGAATGCTTTGGTCTTACGAATTCGTGCTTGCTGAATCACATTAGTGGACTCACCTTTCTTGAAGATGCCACCACGACCAGCAGTATTTAAACATGCCATCGTGCAACCAGCTGTTCGTTTAGGACACACTTCTTTACCTGATAAAGTTGCAGGTGCAAAGTGTAACACTGAAGACAAGTAACCCTTCTTCTGACCCTTTAACAACTTTGGGTTGCCAACTGTAAGTAAACTCATAATTAAGACTCCATTTCAACGATATAATAGAGATATTATACGCTAATTCGGAATTAAAGACAACCCCCTAGAACACCTGTATCCTAGAGGGTTGGTTTGGTAAGTAACTACTTACTTGGAGGATTTCGGGGTTGAAATCCCTTGCTGATGAGAAGCTGCATAGGCTACACAGACCACATCTGACTGGTTTGCATAGGCACAACGAACTGCAACGGGATCAATCCCCTTTACAATCGCTGATTCTACATTTCTCTCGACAGACTTCAACTCACTATACTGATAGAAAGTAATCGATCCAATAAGTGTCACTATTGCAAGAGTAACACAACTAACAAAAACATTATCATTCATAATCATCCCCTTTAATTTACCAAGAACCATCATCTAAGACAGCCCTGACCCAAAATGGTCCAAAATATACAGCCAACAAATATCCGTTTGGATCTGTATCGTTTGGTCCAGTTTTTTCTACTCGAAATTCCCAGTGGTAAGGATTTAAAACAAATCCAATCCAGATACCAGAGAATTTTACATAATTAAGTAAGTTCTTTAACTTCATCGCATAATCCTAATTTTTTGGCTTCAAGTGGACTTAACCAAATATCCTGTGGTGGCAATAGAACCTCACGGATCTTTGCATCAGATAATCCAGAACACTTTTTATAGTGATGGATCATTTTCTTGGTAGTTAAGTCAAACTCTTTTACCGTTGCGAATAATTCGTGTTCTTTACCAAAAGCACCCCAAGAATACTGGTGTGACAGTATAGATGTGTTTGGTGTAAGAATACGATGCCCTTTGTCACCAGCGATAAAAATCATGAGTCCAGCTGATGCGATCTGTCCTAAGCCAATCGTGCGAATAGGAATTGCTGAACCCTTCATAGTGTCAATCACTGCAAACGCTGCATTTAAATCACCACCTGGAGAACAGATGATGAGATTCAATAAGTCTGGTCGCTCTTCAGCGAAGTTTGCTTCAAAAATCCATTCAACTAACTGCTTTGCTGATTGTAATGTTACTTCTTCCATCAAAAGGTAAAACGAGTGAGCAGAATCGTCACCACTATCTTTGAGTTGAATGTTTAGTTTGTTCATCATTTAGATACTATCTCTCTGTTTATAAAAAATGTGTCTGCCGATTACTGCAGTTCGTTCAAGTTTCCATCGTGGATTAACATAATCCGCATGGTAGAATAATGCACCTCTTGTCATGTCATGCATCTTTTCATAGTTAGCGTACACAAGCAGTGCAATGTCTCTTGCTTGTAAATATGCTGAAGTGTTCTGAGTCTTTTTATGCTCACAGAACCAAGTGAACTGACATGTAGATCTTGTCCTTTGTTTCACTACAGAGCAAATATCTTTTGGGAATTGTGGGTCTTGCACCCTGTTCAATGTAACCATGGCAACTGCAATCTTTCCATCTCGTGGTTCATAACCTGCTTCATAATAAATGTTTTCAGCAAGACAATCAACTTGTGTTCTTGCTTCTGATGTCAATTGGGTATATGCTACACCAATGATTCTTTCTTTGGTAAATCCTGTACATATTAAAAATGTTGCACTTATTAAAAATATTGCTGCTAAACTGTATATTCGTTTATGCATAGTTATCTCCTTAAAACAGTTAAGGATTGCAGAGTGTGTGAACCCCTGCAATCCAATTCCCTATCAGGTGGACTTTTTGCTAGTCTTTTCTAGTGTAGTTGGGATGTTTGAAACAAAACCATTTAGGGTCTGAGCCTTTGCAATGATTTCTGTTTCTGATGGATAAGAAGGATATCCTGGATGTGTAGGCATCTCTCCACCATTGATTTTAGCAATTTCTACTTTTGTAAAGTATTCATTACTAATTACTTCACGCTTACCGTAATAGTCATCGTTAAGCATGTCTTTTGCCATTTTTAAAAGTTCTAGGCGAATCTCGAACGGGGTCAAGTTACTCATGTTTTACTCCTTGTGTGTTATGAGTTGTGTGTAATGAAGGTTTTATTGGGATCCTTCAACCCACTGTGTACA